TGTTGCAAGAAACCGTAAGCAAACTTGATCTATTAGAACCGACTAATGAATAAAATATATATAGAAATAGCAGACCTAACGTCAGAGTTTCGCAAAATGGCTTTCGGTTTGACAACTAATGAAGATCGTATCAACGAAGCTGTACAGGAGTTGATGTTGTATTTTCTTAGTATGAACCCTCAAATACTTTCTGAAATTTATAACAAAGATGGGATAGAAGGGATTAAGAAATACGGCGCTGTAGTTTTGAAGCGTTCTTTAACAAGTAAGTATTCAAGATTTTATTATAAATATGACAAATATTACACACATATTGACAGTCTTAATTACGTTTCTGACGTTACTAATGGCAAGTTTGGCGTATACGATAACTCTCCTTATTATAAAAGTATATCAAATATTGCTGAAGACACTACTCAATCTAATTGGGGAAAACTAGAAGACATTGACCGTGAGCTTGATTCTCTTTACTGGTATGACAGGGAATTATTCAAGCTCTATTACTACAAAGACGATGGTAAAAACACACTTGATAGCATAGCAGCTAAGACTAAGATCAGTCGTAACAGTATTTTTAACACTATAGACAAAGTTAGAAAAATATTAAAAAAGAATCTAAATGAATAAGTTTTTTGTTTCTAATGACATATATAAAGATAGAATATCTATCTGTAAAGATTGTGTGTTTTATTTTAAGCCTACGGGAACGTGTAAAGACTGCGGATGTTTTATGAAAATCAAGGCACGTCTTGCGCCTATGGAATGCAGTCAAAAAAAGTGGCAAAAAACAACTGAAATTGAAACACCTGAAGACTTACCGCCTGAGATTATAGAAGAAGTTATTGACATTTGGCAATATATAAAAACAGGAAAAGCACACAATCAAAAAGTTAAAAGACGAATGATTGAAATATATAATACAATTTTTATGACTAAATATAGTGTCACTACAAGTTGTGGTTCTTGTTTGCAATCTTGCTATCAAGGAATAAAAAAACTTTATAAAAAATATACACAATGAGCTATTTAACACATTTAAAAAGAAATAAAATGCACTATTCTAGCAGATGGATAGTTAAGTACGACAGTAATGATTTAGTAAGAGAAGTAAAGCTTATTTATAGTCCTGAAGAGTACAGAAAGTCTTCAAGATCAAGAAAACTAAATACCCAAGACGGTTTAATTAAAATATTAGAAAATGACAAAGAAAGAAGAAGATTACAAACTACAAACTGAGCCGCACTATTATATCGGTTCTATGTATGGCTATTCAGCAAGGCGTATTGTTGAGGATTTTGAATTGAATGCGTGGACTGCTCAAGCTGTTCAGTATATATTAAGATCAGGCAAAAAAGCAGGCAGCCCACCTGAACAAGACATAAGAAAAGCTATTAATGTTTTGCATTTTGAATTAGACAGAATACATAACGAAAGCAAAACAATAACGGGCGGTCTTGCAAAATGACCTTGTATAAGTGCGAATGCGGTAAACAAGAAAAAGAAGTGGTTAAAGCTAAAATAGTATACAGAGATAACAACTGGGTTGCTAATGTTATGTGTGATTGTAACAAGCCTATGACAAGCGAACCAGTAGACGGTATGCCAACTTTAATTAGAACTGAAGACACTTTGAATAAAAACGATAAGTTATGGTCTAAAGCAAAAGAAAGACTTTCAGGTGAACAATCTTACAAAAGTTTAAAAGATAAATAAAATGAAAACAAAACCTAGAATACCAAAAGACCCAAAGGCACTAGCTAAAAAAGTAATTGATTATTATTTTAAAAGCCCTAAAGCTAACAGCTTAAAAGAAATGACAGACAAGTTTGACGTAGCACACACAAGAATAACGAAAATAATAAAAAACGAATTACAAAGAAGACTTGATAATAGTCTTGAAAGACGTTTGTTTAAAAAATATGTAAAGTAATATGAAAAAGCAACTAAAAATAAATGAAGTAAAGCCAAACGAAAGCAACCCTAGAATTATAAAAGACGACAGGTTTCAAAAACTTGTTAAGTCTATAAAAGATTTTCCTGAAATGCTAGAGCTAAGACCAATTGTAGTAGACGAAAATATGATTGTACTTGGTGGTAATATGCGTCTTAAAGCCAGTAAAGAAGCTGGTCTTAAAACTGTATGGGTTGAAATTGCTACAGGCTTATCAGAAGAACAAAAGAAAGAATTTATTGTTAAAGACAATGTAGGTTTTGGTGACTGGGAATGGGATATGTTGGCAAACGAATGGAACTCTGTTGATCTGTCTGACTGGGGGTTAAACGTATGGACAAACCAAGATGATATGTTTCAAAACGAAATAGAAGACATAGAAGAAATTACAGACTTTACAGAAGCTGTTAACTTTTCAGTACGTTGTGATAACTTAGAGCAATTAGAAGTATTAAAGAAAAAGCTAAATACTACAGCAAGCAAGATTACTTATAACGAGTTTGTAAACAAGCTTAAATTATAATGAATGTTATTATACTTGACCCAGCTATTAACTTAACGACAACGCTTACTTTTGAAAATGCTATTGACGCACATTTAAGAAATTCAGTTACAATAAGCGAATACTTAAAGTGTGATATTTTAATAATGGAAAAAGATTTTAACGAAGCGTTTAAAAAAAAGTATGACGTTATCGTTTTAGGTTATGCGACAAGGTACGCACCGTTTCAATTAATCAATAAGTTAATAGAGAAAAACCCTAAAGCTAGAAAGATCGTAATAAGTAACGAGTACAATACAAACCCTTCCGTCGGTGGTTTTAGACCTTATGAATTAATAGCAAATTACGAAAAGTCAATATCTGACAAGTCTGAATTAAAAAGACACTTTCTAAATTTAAACTTATTGTTTGCTAAAGAACCAAACGAAATAAAAGACAAGAAGTATGATTGTATTTATTTTGGTACGTTTAGAGTTAATAGAACTGAATACTTTAAGAAGTATTTACAAGAAGGTATTTATTTAAGCACGTCACCTAGAAACTTTAAAAAATATAAGCATATAGGTTGCAACCCTAAGTACATAACTAAGCTGACGTGGAAACCAAAAAGAGAAACACTCAATCTTTTCAAATATCAATTATACATCGAAGACGTAGAAACGCACACTAACTTTAACAATTTAGCAAACAGATATTACGAAGCGGGTTTTTGTAACAATGTTGTGTTCTTTGATGTGAACTGTAGAAACACAATCAACAAGTCAGAGCTTAAAGACTTTAAAGACCAAGTAGAATTTTATATTGTTAGCAGTCATAAAGAGCTGCAACAAAAAATAAAAGAATGTAATAAAGACTTTGATAAACATTTAGCAATTCAAAAGAGTTGGCGAATAAGCGAACAAGCAAGACGTGGTGATATGTTAAAAGAATTAAAACAAATTATATATGAACAAAAGTAGACACATAAAAAAAGAAGCAATGCTGAAAGCACTCGAAAACAGTTTGGGTGTTGTGACGGTAGCTTGTAAGTCAGCTGACATACCAAGAAGCACTTATTACAAATGGTTAAAAGAAGACGAAGACTTTTCACAAGCGGTTAAAGAAATTGAAAACATAGCACTAGACTTTGCAGAAAGTCAATTGCACTCACAAATGAAAGACGGCAGCACTTCAGCAACTATCTTCTATTTAAAGACAAAAGGCAAGAAACGAGGGTATATTGAACGAAGCGAGCTTGATCTTAGCAGCGGTGAAGAACCAGTTAAAATTAACGTAAATATAAAAGGCGTTGAACATTGAAGCTAACTTTACATATACGCAAGAACAAGCGATAGAATATCTATTTGACAATACGACTACAGAGGTTTTGTTCGGTGGTGCTGCGGGTGGTGGTAAGTCTTGGGTCGGTTGTTCGTGGCTAGTATTGATGTGTTTCAAGCACCCGAAGACTAGGTATTTAATGGGAAGAAGTAAGCTCGACAGTTTAAAGAAAACAACTCTAAATACTTTCTTTGAAGTTTGCGACCACTGGAATATAAAAGCAAACAAGCACTTTAATTTTAACGCAAGCTCAAACGTGATTACGTTTTACAACAAGTCAGAAATTATTCTTAAAGATTTATTCTTATACCCTTCAGACAGAAACTTTGACAATCTAGGGTCACTTGAAATAACAGGTGCGTTTATTGACGAAGCTAATCAAATAACAGAAAAAGCAAAAAACATAGTTTCAAGTAGAATGAGATATAAGCTAGACGAATTTAACTTAATACCAAAAATGTTAATGACTTGCAACCCAGCGAAAAACTGGGTTTATACGCAATACTACAGACCGTCAAAAGAAGGCATTCAAAAACCTTATAGAAAATTTATTCAATCTTTAGTAGATGACAACGAGTACATCTCTAAACACTATAAGACACAATTACAAACGCTTGACGAACTAAGCAAACAAAGACTATTATTCGGTAACTGGGAATATGACGCAACTAAAGACAATCTTATAGAGTATGACGCAATTCTAAATATGTTTGAACAAAAAGGCGTTGATGGTGAAAAATACATAAGTTGCGATATTGCACGTTTTGGAAGCGATAAGACGGTTATAATGTACTGGCAAGGGTTACACCTTAAAAAAATAAGAACGTTGCTTAAATCGGCTATAAATGACGTTGTAAGCGAAATTAGAGATATACAGCAAAGCAATCAAGTTAAATTGACTAATATTATTATTGACGAAGACGGTGTCGGTGGTGGTGCTAAAGACTACTTACGATGTAAAGGTTTTGTAAATAACGCAAGACCATTAAAAAACGAAAACTATCAGAACCTTAAAACACAATGTTATTATAAGTTATCTGATCTAATTAATAAAGGTCAAGTGGGTATTGATTGTAATGACATAACAATTAAGAACCAAATAATAGAAGAGTGCGAACAAGTGAGAATGAAAGACGCTGACAAAGACGGTAAGCTTAAAATAATACCAAAAGAAACTGTTAAAGATATTATCGGTCGTTCACCTGACTTTGCTGACGCTTTAGCAATGAGAATGTTTTACGAAATAGACAGTAGTTTTGGAAAGTATTTTGTGCAATAAAAAAAACCCCCTGTCGATAAAGATATAGTAATGGAAGTTTACGACAGATGACAGACCGACAGAGGGCTTTCAACAAAATGAAATACAAATGAGGCGCAAATATATATAAATATTTTAACCTATAAACTAAATTACTAACTTTTATATTATATAATTATGCAAGTCAAAATTAAAAACAAAGGAAAGACCAAAGAGTTTAGCGTTATAAAAAGCTGGAATGACGTAACGCTTGAAAACTGGACAAAACTCATTCAACACAAAACAAACAATAAAAGTAGTGAAGCTTTAACTTTGATTAGTGAGTTATCGAATATACCAAAAGACATAATCAATAAACTAGAGCTTTCAGACGTTGCGACTATAATGGGTCAAATTGGTAAGCTGCAATCTGAAGCTGACACTAAACTTTCTAAGATCGTAGAAATTGACGACAAAAGATACGGCTTCCATCCAGACCTTGATTCAATCACCCTTGGTGAATATGCTGATATTGAAACTTTTGTAAAACTAGATGTTGAAAAACATTTGCCCGAAATAATGGCAATTTTATATCGTCCTATTTTAGACGAAAAGAATGGTGTTTATACAATTGAAGCTTATGACGGTGAAATAAAACTACGAACTGAAGAAATGAAAAAGATGTCAGCACAACAAGTACAAAATGCGCTGGTTTTTTTTTGGAATTTCGGCAAAATATTTGTGAAGACTTTGCAGTCATCTTTGATAACGCAGCTGAAGGAAACGAACGAGCAATTGCAACTCAAAGCTTTAGTGAAAAATGGAGTTGGTTTGGAGTGATGTATAGGTTGACGAATGCAGACATATCAAAATTGAAAACAATTACCGAGCTGAATCTTTTAGAAGCTTTAACTTGGTTAACTTATGAAACAGATTTACAATCACAAAATTCAGTAAAATATGGCAATAACCAATAAAAGTTACAATAACGTAATATACTTTCTTTGTCGTTTGGGTGAATACCACGAACAAATAGAAACTGTATCAGTCGGTGATATATACGAAATTGATATGAGTAAAGACACGCTTTTTCCTTTGATGCACATAAACCCAGTAAACGTTACAACTGGTGAAAGCGAGTTGATATACAACTTTCAAATCTTTTTAGCCGATCTCGTTTCAGAAAAAGACAACTGGCAAACATATCAAGCTGAACAATTAACGAAGCTTTTAGACTTTAAAAATAACGAACAAGAAGTTTATAACCAACAATTAGCAATAGCTGTAGATATTATATCAATGCTAAGACATAGTACACAACAATCACTAGCGGGTGTAAATGACATAAATCAAGCAATCTATTATACACAAGACCAATTTACAATAGAACCATTCTCTGAAAGGTTTGACAATCTTTTATGCGGTTATGTTTTTAATATTGGTGTTAAAGTAATGAATGACTTTAGTTCTTGTCAAATACCTGTAACAGCACAAGGTGCTGGTTACTAATGTTTAAATTTAGAATATGGAAAATAGAAATACAATTAATACCACCAAAAATAACAATTAAAATATAATTAATTATGCCAAACTTAACAGTTACGTTGACCGAATCCATCGTGATAAATGGTGCGCAAAGAGGATCAACAAACAATTTAACAGTGACAGATATAACCGATACTTTTGAACGAGTTATCACTTGTCCGCAGTCAGCGACTACGACAATCGCAACGTTTTCTTCAAATGTATATGATAGCGCAGGAGCAATTGACAAAGAGAATGTACGATATATTAGAGTATCTAACCTGTCAGACACTTATGATATTGAAATAGGAGTAGCAGGAGCCGCTTCTAACTATTCAATGTTGATACCAGCTGGAAACTCACACATTATCGCTAGAGCCGATGATGTTATGCTAGCTGAAGCGGACGCAGTTCCTACTTATGGCTCGTTAGCTGACTTAACAAAAATAGAAGTTAGACCAACAGCGTCAAATGATGTTGACGTTGAAATATTTGTTGCTAGCATATAATGCAATACCCAGCTATAGAGAGATATCTGAAGTCATTTGCACAAGACGTAGTTAGTCAATCTAAAAGCTTGTTAAAAGCTAATAAAGGTGACACTAAACTTGGTGAATCAATTGACTTTACAGTTACAAAAGAAACTGAAGGGTTTTCAGTTAAATTCTATATGCTTGACTATGGTACGTTTTTAGACAAAGGTGTTTCAGGTAATAAGGTAAAAAGAAACTTTATAAATTATAACTTGCAAAATGAATCGTCACCTTATAGTTATAAATCTAAGGGACCGCCAATTGACATACTTTCTAAGTGGGTAAAGAAAAAAGGGTTAAAACCCAAGGGCTGGGGAAAAGGTAGAGATAAAGATACAGGTCAATATGTGTCAGGTCTTGCTA